GACGGATCGGGATGCAACTGGCAGAGGGGATTTTGGAGTATAACAAGGGCAAGCAGGGAGCGGTGTAAGTATGATGTGGCAATATCTACCCACAAAACTAACAACATGGCTATGGATTATACTTGTAGCCATATGGCGGAAATTCAGGCGAATAATGAAAGACAACAAAAAATAAATCAAGGAGGCTTTGATGGACATAGGAATAGTTTTAAGTGATTTCATCGTACAGGTGGTTTTCCCCATTGTAGGGGCGGTTGTGATGATTTTGGTGGGGCTCATTGCCCAGAAGCTCAACAAGAAATTCAAGACCGAGTTATTCACGGAGAATCTCGAAATAATGGAAGCGTTGACGGCGCGGGCTATTGATTTTGCTGAGGAGAAAGCATCTGCATGGGCGAAAGCCAAACAGAAGATCACCAGTAATGAAAAGCTGGATGTCGCTATTGGTTGGCTGATGCAACATTCGCCCAAGATGACCAGAGAGCAGGCCAAGGATTGGATCGAAAGCATATTGCCTGCCACTAATTCAGGGGCAACAAACAAGAGTAAAGAATGATCCCTGCATGGCTGGCGCCTTTAGCAACCTTAGTAAATAAACTTATTGAGCTAATCGAGCAGGCGATATATGCCAAGAAACAGAAGGACAGGCAGGCGAAGGCTGGTCAAGCTCATGTTGATCCCGCTGGTGCTCTCGCTGACCATTTTCATGGCCGGGTGCATGACCTGTCGGATGCCGGAGAAGCCGATAAAGCCCCAGATTGATGTGTATGAGTATGGCGATTATGTTTGTTTCGATAAGGATGATGCGGCGCAACTTTTTATCTACATTTTAGATCTCGAAGCTGGATATGAATGATGGCCCAAAAAGATGATACAGAAAAACCTGATTTTGAAGCCCTCTATGGTGAGGATGAGCGCAACCTGAACCGGAAGACCCAGGAAGAGTTGGGGATTACAAATAAGAAGCTCGCGAGGCAGTTAAAAGCCGAGCTCCAAGCGAAAGAGACTAAGGTAATCAAGATCAAGGGCGCTGTAAAACAAGAGGATCTTCCACGAGGATTCAAGATAATAGCGACAAGTGGCTATCTTTCCTATACCAAGGAAGGCGATGAGATTTACGGGGATGGAGAAACCATCATTCGATATGATGTGATAGCCCATAATATCCGCCAGAACGCCCGGAAAGATGCAGAGGCGCAGCGGGGTCATTATCCGGCTGATAAGCATGAACACTCAGGTTTTTTGAAGATTATACCCCAACTTACCACGGAAGACAGGGAATTGATAGCTAAGGCAACCGAAAAGGTAATTGATGCAATCAGCGGCAAACATCGTGCAACAATTAAGTCCAGGGGCTGAAGAGGCTATAAAGGCCTACAACCCTTGGTATTGGGCGTATAGTAGCAATATTCGCCTCGTGGCTGGATATTTTACCCTAGAAGGCCATGAATTTCAGGTGCGCCCTATGTCGGTCAGGCCACCCATCAAAGTTATTATGAAGGGTACACAGGCAACATTTACTGAAAGCGAAGTTTTGAATGTGCTTAATGGCATGATCTATGGCTATTACCCTACAGGCGTCTACTATCTATTTCCCAACAAAGATAAGGTGTCCGAGTTTTCCAAATCACGTTTCAGACCTCTTATCTCAGATAACCCAGACACAATCGGCCAATATGTACGAGATACCGATAGTGCAACCCTGAAAAGAATTGGCTCAGGGTTTTTATACTTCCGGTCTGGTCGCCTTGGGCAAGATCTCCGCGGTGAGATGAAAACCTCCGCAGCTTTGAAGGGTGACCCTGCTGATCATGCAGTTCACGATGAGTATGATGAGATGCATCCCGGAATCGATGAGTTTGTCGATGGCCGCCTTTCAAAATCGCCAATTCATACAAAATCCTATCTTGCTAATCCTACCTTGCCTGATTACGGCATAGACAAAAAGTTCCAGCCGTCCAGTCAGGAGTATTGGCATATCGAATGTCAACATTGTGGTAAGTACACCTGCCTTGATCTCGATGATAATTTCCCTGCACTATTCCAGCGCCAGAAAGACGGATCTGTTATGCGTACCTGTCCCCACTGTGGTTTGAATTTAGACCCGAGATTCGGTGAATGGGTTGCAGGCCGAACCTCTGAAAAGGATATTCTTGGATTTGCCATAGGGCAGCCTTCTCTTTACTGGATAAATCCTAAATCACTCTTAGATGCCTGGGAAAACCCCGACACTGATAAGGCTAATTTCATTCGGCTTAAATTGGGGAAAGCGTATATCGAAGCGGAAAACAGGTTGGATATAGATCAAGTATTGGACTTATGCGGTAGTGACGGAATAGTAAACCGGGATACTGGGCCCTGCTTTATGGGTGTGGACCAAGGCAAAGACCTCCATACGGTGATTGGCAAGAGATACCCCCCGAAATCCGGGAAACTGGTTCACCTCCAAATCTATAAGGATTGGGAAGACCTTGACGGGCTTATGAAAAAGTTCAATGTGAGCCGGTGTGTGGTTGATGCCCTTCCCGAGATGAGAAATGCCCGGGCCTTTGCAGAACGTCACAGGGGCAAGGTGTTCCTGAATTACTATAACGAGCACCAGAAAGGATCTTACGCCTGGAACGAAGAAGAGTTGATAGTGCAATGTAATCGCACGGAGTCATTGGATGCAAGCCATAAGGAGATAGCAGGGCAATCCCTTGTTCTCCCGAAGAGATGTCAAATGACCGAGGATTTTGCCAAGCATCTCCATAATGTAGCCAAGAAGATTGAAGAGGACGAAACTACCGGATCAAGGCGATATATCTATGTAAAGCTGGGAACAGACCATTTTCGCCATGCATTTAATTATGAGACTATGGCGAGGAAGTATGGCTCTGATTCGGTATTTGCGGAGTGCTATGATTAAATCAATGGATAAAATGTTATTTAAAAAAATAGCTGAAGAGATTGAACAATCTTACGGTATGAGCGGATTATCAAAAGGACTTTATTATGATTTCTCCTTAGAATGTACTCGTAAGTATCTCGAAAAACAACAAACTGCAGTTTCAGAAATTGAATACCCCTTGAGATTGTGCGTTGAAATGCTTCATTTTTCAGTATGGAGTTGTAAGAAAACAGAAAACATGAAATATAGCGAAATCAAAGAGTTATTATTACGATTTTTTGATGAAGATCAAATAATTAAAGCCCAAGAGTTTTCGATAGGAAAATCTGAACCTAACCAGGTGACACATGGCTAACATGGGTTCGATTATTGAAAGAATAGCGATTCCTCAACCTGAGATAACTCAGGGAGAAAGGGACTTCGCTAAAATTACCAACAATCCGGAACCGGAGAGAAAGCCGAAATATTATTACCGCAACAAGGAAACCGGGGATGAGTATGCCCACGTTGCAGGCGGATTTTATCCAGAGGGGCGAAGGTATCCCGGGTTTGCCATCATTGTCGCACTCGCCAGGGAAATAGATGTCGATCATCAAGAGCACCTCATCATGTGTTTGGAAGAATTTGAACCTGATAGAAGGGTAGGATACAAGGCCTTCGTATCAGGGTGTATTGATCTACAACAGAAATATTACACATATCCCATCTTACAGGGAGGCTTTCATTGCGAAATGGATGCGGCCGCCATCGATCGATATTATGCGGCAACCCATGGAATGCAAAACGAAGAGAATGGGTTTTATCCGTTGCCTGGACCCTATGCAGATCAACCGAATGCTTTTAAGAGCTATTTGGAGCTTTTACAGCACAAAAAAAGTGTGCTGGTCAGGGGAGATTGCGAGAAATTGAAGAACTACATGATGACGGTCAAGAGAGAAGAGGATTTAGCACGGCTTAAACCCTTCGATGTTCCTGCAATTACAGCCATAGCGTTTGCCGTTGGAGGGGTATTACAACAAAACCCTGTCATTTATGACACCGAAACAGTCTTTAACTTAGAGGAGTATTGATGTGGACAAAAACATAGATAGAGTAGTCCAGCAACTATTCGAGGATGAGGTATTAGTCGCAGACCACGACGCAACATCGGCGGTTTTCGACCT